ACATTTAATTTTGATATTGCAAGTGCTTACGGAATAGAAGCTGAAGCAATATATAAATTGCTAGAATTTTGGGTTAAGCAAACTTTTATTGATACTGCAACAGAAGATGAATTTATAGATTATCATGCGATGCTTTTCGGAGTGACGAGAAAGCAGGGAACAAAAGCAAGAGGAGAAATATTAATAACAGGGAAAGCTGATACTACAATATCTGCAGGATCAATAGTATTGAAAACGGACAGCACAAAATACAAGCTGCTTTATGATACGACTATAGCTTTTAACGGAAAAGCAGTTGCGGAAGTGGAGTGTTTGCAGACAGGAGAGGTTGGGAACTGTGCTATAGGTGAGATAGTAAATTTTGAAATAGCTAACGCCGACATCTTTACAGTGACTAATGAAAAAGCTTTTACAAACGGTTATGAAAAGGAACCTAATGACAGTTTAATAGCGAGAGCGAAGGAAAGGATATTAAAACCGGCTCACAGCGGAAATGTATATGATTACGAAAAATGGGCGAAAGAAATAGACGGAGTAGGAAAAGTATTAGTAGAACCGCTATGGAACGGAAACGGAACAGTAAGAGTCAGAATCTCGAATTACAATAATGCCTTAGCTGATAATGAGCTGATACAGAAGGTAAAAAGAAGGATAGAACAGATTGATGGTAGACCGATTGGGGCTAATCTTACAGTAACGAGTTTCGATGGTGAGAATATTGCTATATCTGTAAGTGTTATTTTAAGTCCAGGAATAAAGTTAAATACCGTATCGGATCTAATTAGTTCAAAAATAAAGCAGATGATAAAAGATAATTCGGCGCTATACACTTTAAACAGTAAGGAAATTTTATCAATTAACAGAATTGAAAAAATAGTTTTATCTATTAATGGAATTGAAGACTGCAAAGTCATGATAAATAATGATAGCAGAAACATAACTGTAGAAAGCAATGAAATATTAATAGTGACTGGGGTTGTTATCAATGAACAGTAAAATAAAAGTAATTTCCAAAGTTGCAAGAAATAGCTTACAAGTTGATTTAATAAAAAGTTTAATAATAGAGGCTCAAAAAATAAAAAATGATATTGAGAAATACAAGGAGTTTATTTTTTTAAACTTTTTTAACGAAGATCAGATTTTGAAATATGAAAAGTTTATGAATCTGGAAGCAGATTCAAGGTTGAGTTTACAGGACAGAAGAGAGAGAATTTTGTTCCGTCTGTTATCTAAAAGAATATTTTCTCTCGATAATTTAAAAGAACAGGCTAGAATATTTACAAATGGGGAAATTGAAGTAACAGAAGTATTTAACGAATACTATTTTATTATAAGATTTACAAGTATTTATGGAATACCACCCAATTTAAATAATTTTATTAATTTTATAGAGTTAAATAAGCCAGCCCATTTAGGATATAAAATAGTTTACAGCTACATGACTTGGGATGAATTTGACAGATATAACAAGACATGGGACGCTTGGGATAGTTTAAATTTAAATTGGGATGATAGAGAAAAATATAAGGAGTAGGAGGTAAAAAATGCCAGCACAGAAAAAAACAAGTTTAGGACTTAATCAATGGATAGGGAGTGAATATCCTAAAAGAATTGATTTTGTTGAAGACAATAAAATAATAGATGACGAATTAATTAAGAGGGTAAAATACACAGATGTAGCAACGGAAACGAAAGAAGGAATAGCTCGAATACATTCACTAGATACTGTTGAAAATCAGTCAAATGAATTGCAAAATATGGTTGCAAAGAATTTACAATCACAGATTTCAGATTTTATAAAAACTCTTAATAACGATGAAATACTGACAGCAAAATCATTAGTAAAATATTTAAGTAAATTGTTGAAACCGGCAACGGAAAATACCTTTGGACTAATTGATTATGAAACGATTAAACAAGTGTCACCTAAGCCTGATTTAACACCGTATGTACCGTTCTCGAAAGGATATAGAGTGAAAGATAATACAACAGAGTTTGTAAGAAGCAATGGAGTTGATTTATGGAGTGCAAGGCATCATTATATGTTTGATGAAGCTGGAAATTATATGGGAGCTTATCACCTAAATGGTGGTCGTGCATATTACAAAGTGCCTAACAGGAATGGTGGAAATTGGTGCGAAATAATGGATAATCACGATATGGCAGTTAGGGATAACAGGATGAATGATATGGATGCAGATAGAAGAAATCTATGGGGAAGAGCTCACAATGCTTGGGATAAAGCAAATGACGCTCAAGTCAATAGAATTTATGAAATAAGATTAGCTGGGTATATAACGTTACCTTTCAAACAAATACCGACTGAGCGAAATGGGTATGTAGTTACTGGAATCTGGAACGATGATAATGATATAGATGATAGAGATTTTATACAAATGAGAATATTGCAATTTCATAGAAATGGGCAATGGTTAAATGCTTATTTTGCGTAAATAAAAATTAGGAATGAGGTAAAAATGAAAAAATTTATAGTAGATAAAATAAAAATAATAGAAGACAAGGATTTCAAATATATTGGGATATATGACGAAAAGGATAACGACTGGTATAAAGAACAAAAAGAATTTGATTCAGAAACTTTAAAAATAATGTATAACAAAGATAGTCTTTTGGTATTGAGCACAAGTAAAGATGTTTCAGTATTAGCACCAACAATGGTTGGAGATGTAGTGGAAGAAATAGAATATCAGGAAGTAAAAGTAAATCCAAATTTATATTTCATCAATGGAAAAGTTGTAGAATTACAGAATTATGAAACTATAAAAAATGGTGAAATTGTATTTAATCGAGATAAACGAATAGAAGAAATAAAAAAAGAATTATACGATTTAAGAGTTGAGCGTGATATTGCACAATTTGAATTTGAAATTGATGGTGTGACATATTTGCAAAATAACAGGAGTATAGATCAATCAAATTTAACAAGAATTGTCGTAATGTGCCAAGCATTGAAGAAAACAACTTTTGAGAATTGGAAATTTTATACAAAGGAAAATAGTGAGAAATATGTAAATTTAACTATACAGGACATGATGAAAATGGCAAACATAATGCAAGAGCAAACTACCAGGTCGATGGCTGCAGAAACATTGCTGACACATAATTTGGAAAATCTAACTGACGAGGAATTAAAAAAATACAATGCAAAAGAAGAATATGAAAAAGCATATAAAAATATGTAGAAGGAGAAATTATGAAATTAGAAAAAGACAAGCTATATATATGTTTTCACAAACCTAAACATCTTGTAGGACATTTAATAGCGTTGTGGACATTTGGAAAATATTCACATGCCGAATTTATTTACAATAATCAAGTATTTTTATCTAATCCTGGAGGAGTAAGAACACAAAAATTTAAATATTTGAAAAATATGGATATTTATGAGTTAGATAGTAATATTGATGCGAAAGATATTATTGAGTTTTTTAAAACAGCACAAGGCAAAGGATACGACTATCTAGGAATTTTAGGACAGTTTTTTTATGCTAATAAGGTACAAGATGACGATAGATATTTTTGCAGTGAGTTTTGTTTAAATGCAATAGATTATGCTTTACAATTTACGTTGACTTATAAATTGAAATCGTTAAAGGACAGGGTTGGCTATCAGTTCAGCCCAGTCAAATTATACAAATATTTAAAAGATGTGGAATTAATTAAAGAAAAGGAAGTGATGTAGATGTATGCATTAAGTAAATTAAGTTTAAAAAGATTAGAAGGAGTTCATCCGAAACTTTCAGAATTGTTTAAGAGGGCTATATCCAGCAGTCCTCATGACTTTATGATAGTACAGGGGTTAAGAACAGCAGAGTATCAAAAAGAGTTATATAGTCAAGGGCGGACAAAACCTGGAAAAATTGTAACAAATTGTGATGGGTATAAGCATAAGTCAAATCATCAAGCTAAAAGTGATGGATATGGACATGCTGTCGACTTTGCGATTTATGATCCATCAATTCCGGGGAACATTGATTGGGATAACAATAAAAAATATAAAGAAGTTGCGGAGCATTTAAAAAAGGTTGCAGAAGAAATGAAAATAAATATTGAATGGGGTGGAGATTGGAGAAAATTCAAGGACTATCCACACATTGAATTAAAATAATAAAAATAGGAGATGATAAAAATGGATAAACAGTTACAAGTAATTTTAATAGGAATGCTGGTAGATTTTACCAGAAAAGAAGTACTAGAAAAGGAAATAATTTTTGGAGCTAAAAAAGGAATAGAAAAACTGGAAGCTGTTAAGAATAACTTTTTTGGGAAGTTTAAGGATTTTATAAAAAAAGCGCAAGAGATAAACAATCCATATATTCCTGATGACATTGAGAGATTTACTGAGGATTTATTACTAAAGGGTGCTGAAACACTTGAAAAAACTGTAAATGTAGATGAAATAATACATAAAATACTTGGAGAAGAAAAAACAGCAATAGGAATATAAGGAGCATAATCAATGATAGAGGATTTGAAGGTAATAATAGACAATCATGGACTTTTTCTGATATTGTTTTTCAGCGGGGTATTGTTTGGCGTGGTTGCCCAGAAAATGATAGACAATCAGCCAGTAAAACCGTACATAAAAAGAATAGCCGTTGCTGGAATGACAATGGCTATTGCTCTATCTCTTAACAAAGTGGTGGGGCATTTCAATGCTGGTTTTCTATATCCTTGGAGTCCTGTGCTGGGATTTTTTGGGGAAGCTGTAATGGAAACGATCAATCAGAAAAGATACGGAATCAGCAAAGGATTTTTGGAACTAATGCTGGAAAAGTTCGGATTTGTCAAGAAGAAGGATGATAAAGATGAAAATATATCACAGAAGTAGGAAGTTTGCAATCGTAATGTTTGCACTGATATTTTTAAATTCAGCAATCACACTAAAATTAAGAGGTTATCAAAGAAGGCAGAATCTAAATTTATTACGGAACGAGTTGAAGAGTGAAAGCAAAAAAGAAATATTTGATTCAATAGAAGAAAAGTCAAAAACGGAAGATTTAATACTTCTGATAAGTACAAACTTTGTCGCTTTAATGATAACTGTTGGATTCGACAGATTCGGAGTATTTGAAGAAAGTGATGAAACTATAAAAGAAAATAAGAAAAAACTTGTGAAAATATTTTTTTAAGTTATTGGGATAGCCAGGAATGGCTATCTTTTTTTGAAAATTAGCAAAAAATATAGTATAATTATAAAAACTTCAAAAATCAGAAAGGGAAAAAATGAAAGAAAATACTATTGACTTTGTAAATAAATTGATAGAAAAATCAACAGAAGCATTTATAATGGGGTTAGAAATCTACAATAAGCCAACGATAAAATATAGAGTGGAAGGTTTTAGCTTCTTCATCTGCAATGCTTGGGAACTAATGTTAAAAGCCCATATAATAAAATTAAAAGATGAAAATGCGATATATTATAAAGATTCAGAAGATAGGACTCTTAATTTGGAAAACTGCATAAAAATAGTATTTAGTGATAAAAATGGATCTTTAAGAAAAAATTTGGAACGAATAATAGATTTGAGAAATACAAGTACACATTTTGTAACAGAAGATTATGAGTATATCTATGCCCCTTTATTTCAAGCTTGTGTAATAAATTATGTTGAAAAAATGAAAGAGTTCCATAATTCAGATATAACAAATCATATAGCACAAAATTTTTTAACATTGTCAACAAAAATCGAAAAATTTACAGAAGAGGAAATAAGAGCAAGATATTCGGTTAATATGGCAAAAAAATTAATAAAGGATACAAAAAAAATAGAATCTGAGATAAGAGAAAATAATTCGGAATATGCTATACCTATTGAAGCAAGATTGATAATAGTGAAAGATAAGGGTAAAGCGGACGTTTTAGTGGCATTCGATAAAAACGCTGATAGCAAGATCGGAATAGTCAAAGAAATTAAAAATCCAAATGAAATATACAAACATACTACCAAAGATGTTGTTCGGTTAGTAAACAGAGGATTGAAAAGTAAGAAAATATTTTTGAATAAAATTGAGAACGGTGAACCTAAACCAAAAATTTTTAATAAATACGATTTAAATTTATTTATAAATTTTTATGATATAAAGACTAACGAGAAATATTGTTTTTATTATAGGATAAGTAACAGATATGGATATTCTCAAATGTTAATAGAGTTTATTGTGGAAGAAATTTTAAAAAATCCAGATACTATAATTGAAGATTTGAAAAAAGGGAGAGAGTGTCCAGAATTTTGTGTAAACTCAAAATATAATATATGGTACAGGATGGTAGTTTTATCATCCTGTTTTTTTAAATTCTTCCTTCAAAATAAATACTTAACTGAGAATATATTTCTCCCCAGCCTGGTATCCTTCCAGTCCATTTCTTTGTTGCTTCCTTTAAGCTTAGGTATATTGATTTCATTAATGCTTCATCTGTCGGATAAAGTGATTTTGTCTTTGTATACTTTCTTAATTGTCTGTTTAAGCTTTCTATCGGGTTTGTCGTATATATCAGCTTTCTTATCTTTGTATCATATTTAAAGTATGTTGTCAACTCATTCCAGTTACTTCTCCAGGAATTAATTACTGCCATATACTTTTTACCCCATTTTTCTTCTAATTCATTCAGTTTAAACTCTGACTGTTCCAGTGTTGGTGCATTATACATTTCTTTTAAGTCTGATGTAAATTCCCTTGCATCTTTGTAAGAAATATATCTTATGCTGTTTCTAATTTGATGAACCACACATTTTTGAATTTCTGTCTTTGGAAACACTGAAGATATTGCTTCGCTGAACCCTTTTAAATTGTCAACAGACATAATTAGTATATCCTGAACCCCTCTGTTTTTCAATTCATTTAAAACATTTAGCCAGTACTTGCTTGATTCATTTTCTCCTATCCAAAATCCTAAAACCTCCTTCCTTCCTTCCTTATCTATTCCTATAGCTAAATATACCGCCTTTTTAACAACAACTCCATCTTTTCTTACACTGTAATGGATAGCGTCCATAAAAACTACTGGATATACATCCTCAAGCTGTCTAAACTGTCATTCCCTAAGAGAATGTTTAGCATATCCCAGTTCATGCTCAATTTCAGCTTCAAGCATAGTTTGAATAGTACCCAAAAGCAAATCCTTAAGCATATCCTTAATATCATTAGTATCTTTAATATTGTAATCCTCAATCAGTGTTTTAAAAATTCAGTTCAACATAAGTTCCAGCACATTGTACGGATGGATAAAACTTAAGAAGGAAACAGGAGATCTTTCATCAAGAACACGGAAAAGAAAATTTAAGGTGCTTGATCCTGAAAAACTTGATGAATATATGAAAAATCCAAAGAATGCAGATAAATACATCCGTGAAATAGCAAAAGATTTTGGCTGTGGAAAGGAGACAGTGAGAGTAGCACTGAAAAAATTAGGATACACAAGAAAAAAAACAGACAAAATAGAGGGAGCAGGACGAGAAAAAAGTAAATGTATATTTAAAAAAATTATCAGAAGCAAGTTCAGGCAGAGAAATAATCTATATTGATGAAACAGGCTTTGACGAATATTACTACCGTGAATACGGCTGGAGTAAACGGGGAATATCTATTGAAGGGAAGAAAAGAGGATTAAGATATTCAAGAATAAATCTGGTTGCTGGAAAAATAGGGAATGCACTGATAGGAAGTATGATATACAGGGAAACAATGGAAAGTGAATTTTTTGAAGAATGGTTTAGGAAAATACTTTTAAGAGATATTGAAAAATTAGGGAAGAGAGTTCTAATAGTGATGGATAATGCGAGATTTCATAAAAAGAATATATTAGAAAAGATAATTAAGGGAACGGGGCATTGTCTATTATTTCTTCCGCCGTATTCACCGGATTTAAATCCAATAGAAAAATTATGAGCTAATATGAA